CTTCGGGTGCCAGGGCTTTGGAGGTGGTATCCATTTGCCGTTGTAGGTCGGAAGCGGTTTTTTTGAGCTGGGACATGGTCATGTTCTCGAGTCCCATGGATTTCTCGTGCTCCTTGACCAACAGGGTATTGTTAGCGATTTCTTTTGAATTAGTTTTATAGGTGGCCTCGAGGTTTTTCCACTGATCGGTGTTCTTTTTTCCCTGGCCTTCGAGGTCGCGCATGGCTTTGCTGATATCCTTGTTGGTGGATATAAGTTCTTTGTTAGCGACATTGAGTTTTTGGATTTCCTGTTGTGCCTGGTTGGCATCTATGGAGAGTATCCATTTTATTTGATCATCGGTTAGTTTTGAGGCCATGGTGTTTATTTAAAGAACCCCTAACCCCTAAAGGGGGATAAGAGTGGGTTAGTATGGATTGTTTTATTTTTGTTTTAATTGATTTCCGGCTTCTGTTAGTTGGTCGTGAATGGATGTTTTGATTTCTTCAGTAAGACCGTATTTTAATTCGGGCAGGGTATCGACATAGAGCTGACCCCATACTTTTTTGTTGTAGACTTTTAGGTTTCCGAGTTTCTTCATATCGAGGAACCGGAGCTTCTTGGTGAACTGCATGGAGAATAAGGATAATCCCTGATTGGCGGCTATTGACAACGATCGTGACCGTACATCTGCGAGGATGGTGTCGATATCAGGAAACTTTTTACGTACATCGTCACCGGCTCCGGCGATGCGTTCGATCTGGATCTTTAGAACGGCATCCAAGCCTTTTTGAACGGTTTGGACGATGAAGGTGTCTTTGATGATTGTATCGGATATCATATTTTTTTGATTTTCACAGATTTAAGAAGGATTTACACAGATAAGAAAAGAGATTTACACAGATAAGAAAAGAGTTGACCACAGATTACACTGATTTCCACAGATTATGAAAACAAAGATAAATGAATGAGAAAGGGAAGGAAAGGACAGAAAAAGCCCCGGAACTTAGAGTACCGGGGCTTTAAATAGTAAATAGTAAATGAAAAAATAGTAAATGAATTTATTCTCCTAATCCAAAATTTTTATGAATGGATGCATTGATGGCGCGTTTGCGATCTTCGGCGTTCATAGACTTGTAGGAGTCCTTTTTGCTGTCGATGGTGGATTGTCGAAGAGACGCGCTGAGTTCTGCCTGACCGACTACCCAGCCATCGTTGTATGACTCCATTTCGGGGGAATCGGGATCGTTGAGGGCGCGTTCGATATCGCTGAGTGATTGTGAACTGATATGACCGCGCAATATGCTGACGGCATGCGACGCGGGTAGTGAGTGACGGCCACATTCGTAGAGGATATCGAAGGGGGTTTTATTTTCGATATCGAATGGTTTGGACTGTTTTACGGGTTCCGGGATGATTTCGTCATCTTCGTCGGGATCTTTGAATTTTTTCATGGGGGTGATAGTTAGTTTATTCTTCTAAATCGGTATTTTGCATTTCTAATTCTATAGGTTCTGATTCTTCTAAAAAATCAAGTTTAAACTGATTCTTATTCATTTTATAATCATCGAATGTATAACCTTTCGCCTGATTCATTTTCTTTTTTGCTTCATCTAAATTAAACCGGGCATCACGAAAATCATGTTGTAAAGTCTGATACTTGTCTAATTGTATTTCAATGGCACGTCCACGAACTTCGACAAATTCGGCATATTCCGAGAAATAATCATAAAGCACATTATAACATTGAAGTTTGTACGCAATAACTTCCGGACGCGCTTCATCTTTTACCCTGCTGGTATCAATTGAAAATAACCATCCGAATACAAATTTAAGAGGTAAACAGAACATTTCATAGTCTTTTCCATCGCTTCCAGTTGCCTTTGTCATAAAGGCAACTGAATTTAATATTTCATCCCTATTTATTCGCTGTCTCTGACCCTCAAAATCGACACCTAAAGCTTCACAAAGTGGCTTTATAGGAATAATCTTTTTACTCTTGTTTTCTTCGATCACTACAATCGACACACCGTTTACTTTGGCAATTGATCTTTGTTTAATTTCGGGTTTTGTTTCCATTTTAATTGATTTAGTAGTTAATAATTCTATGATACAAATATAGTGTATATAATTATTATATAACTATATACACTATATATTTTTTATTATTCATAGAAGAATCCACGGAGTTTTAGTTTGAATTGTGCGATCAGGCTAAGTGAGTTGTGGAGTTCGACTAATTCTTCATCGCAATAGTTTTGAATGTTGAGCGTGGCTATGTCCTGTATGTGGGATATCGCGGTGACGTATTCTTTTAAGAGCGTCTGTGAATTTTCGGTTTCGGGTGACATAAATTCGTCGATGAGCATGACCATTTGCAGGTTGATGACTACTCCGTTAATTGTTACCTTGTTTTCGGCTGGGGTTAGTGTGATTGTCATTGTGGGCCTCCTTTTCTGAATGTGGTTGAACCGGTAGTGATCATGCCACGAATCATCGAAATGGCGGTGGATTCGTTGTTGATCGATAATTTGGATAAACGGATAAGCATTATGTTTTCCTGACGACTACGGATAACTAATGAATGAACGGACGTGTAATGAGTTTTGAAAGCACTCCATGAATCGGTAAATTCAGGAGAAGTGAATGGATATATCACTTTTACGGGTGAAATAAATTGATTGATCATATTTCGCCCCCTTCCTTTACTAAGCTTTTTTCGAGTTCCTGAATGTGAAGGGTACATATAATCCCCTTGCTGATCATGACATAAACCATTTCAACATCACTTTGATGGATGGATAAATCAATGCGTTTGTTACCGTTGGCCATCTCGCTGATAACATTGAGCATGGTTTCACTAACGGATTGTACACGGGCACGTTTGTGGAAAATTTGTTGTAATGAAGATACAACCGGATGGTTCTTTTGATTTTTAGCCTCTTTGAGACTGGATCCTGTTTTGTTCATTTTGATTGATTATTTGGCTTTTATATGTACAAAAAAACGGCTGTACATTTACCGGTCGCCAAACCATCAATCATAGAGCAGTGCTCAAAAATCGAAAAGTAAATAATACAGCCGTCGTTTATATTGACGCAAAAAAGGGAATAAAAAAACCCTCTTTAAAAGGGCGTAGTTTTTAAGACTACTCTACATCTGATAGTTTAGCGATGCAAATGTGAGAATAATATTTTAATTGACAAGCATAAGTTTAGTTAAAAGATATTATTTGTTTAAATTCTACTCTTTTATACAAATAAACTATTTATTTCAGAATATATCCTTTCAGTATATTTCCCTGTTTTCAAAGCAATAATAAATTCCCTTTCATTATAAATTATTCTGATAAATAATTCAGATAAATTTTTCTTTTTTGCACCCAAAGCTCCACCAATTAATAATCCAATACCACCGGTTAACATACCTCCTATTAAAGCACCGGCAACCGTTTTTCCGGCTGATCTTGATGTCGCTTTATCAAATGATACATCTATTATATTATCTTTTTTAATAGATATATTTTTACTATTATTTAATAATCCTCTTGATTCTAATTCAATAGTATTATTACAATAATCTATATAAAAACTTGCCTTTTGTGGTTTATTCCAACTTGGATGTCCACCATCATATTCAATATCATAAACCATAAAATTAAATTTAAAGGGTTAATATTATTTGACAAAGATATATAAAATTACAAAAAAAATCCTCACATCGCTGCAAGGATTTTAATAAGTTACACCGGTTTAGGGGTAGGGGGTTCTTTTTTCTCGGCGGCAATGCGTGCCAGGCGGTTATCTACCTGTTGGCGAAAATACTCGATGTTGTAATTGAGTTTGTCAATCAGGTCATCGTAGGTGTTTTTACCGGATATCACTGCTTTGGCGTTGATAAGCAATACCAGGGAGTTGTAATTGGCGTCGATATGTTTCCGGTTATCCATTACATTGAGCGTTTTGGCTTTAATTTTTTCGGCTCCACGCTCCTTGAAATAATCGGTAATAACGATGTTCGATTCAATCAACGAGACTAACAGATTTGACAGGCCAATTTTGGCAATATCATCCTGATAGGTAGATTCTAATTCGTCATGGCGTACGGCAATCAACGTGCTTTGCTCCTGATACGGAAAAGTACGCATGTTGCCGTATTTATTCATCACGAACAGCACTCTTTTACCGGCATTTCGAATGGTTTCGTCGGGATCGAGCGCGGCTGATTTTACCTTTAACCTGAGGCTGGATTCTATTTCTCCACGCTGTTGAATGGAGTTTTGAATTTCCAGTGTCTTGTCACTTCCCCGGGTGCGGGACATGGCGGTGGTTTGATCGAGCACATTATAACTGTAATCGGTCATTACCGGCAATTGATTCATTTCGGTATTAGCGTTTACTAATCCGATCACAATGGTGTGGAACTGGTGATGCTCGCTGTTGTTGAGCCTCATCAAAGAGAATTTTGAGATTTGTTTCATAATTAATTGATGTTTTTTTAAGAATTCAACCCCTAACCCCTAAAGGGGGATAAGAGGAAGACTTAGTTGGTTAGATAAATCGTGAATTATTTACTATTTTATTGATCGATCATAAAATATACGCAAAAATATAAGGCAAAATAAATACATAAAAGGACATATTTTAAAGAACCCCTAACCCCTAAAGGGGGATAAGAAAAGAAATAAAGAACCCCTAACCCCTAAAGGGGAAAAAAAGAAGATTAAAGTAGCAAGTAGAGCATCTGGAGGAGTGCTCCGTATCGTGCGGGGGTGAGGTGGTGAATGAGGTCGGTGCGGAAATGGAAGTCGATCAGGGTGTCGTATATTTCGTCACGGGTACATCCCTGAAATATTTCTTTGATCACCATTACGAGTCCTGCGGGTATGCATGAGTTAGAACGGCCGTAAATGTGCGCCACGTCGTCGATATAGGTGCAACAAAAATAGGTGTTACTCATGCAGCCCTGTATTTTGTGAGCGGGGATAACGAGGTGTTCGGGCATGGGTGGCAATTCGTCGGAGAGAGCCATGAGGTAGTTGAACCGGTTGGGCCATTCTTCCAGAGAGTTGAATATATCAACAAATTCATTTTGGCGTTGTTTCAGGTTCATGGTTTTTCTTGTCTTACTCCCCTTTAGGGGTTGGGGGTTCTCTATTTTACTGAATTTTCATTGTCAAACAGGGCTGTCCAACCCATGCGACCCTCGAATAGTTCGGGGATAATGGGGACTATGTTGGCGGGAAACTTTATGAGCTTCAGGGCACAGGCGTCGAGGTCGGTTTGGTCGGTCTGCATTTGTTCAAGGATCGCGTTGAGTATGTTGTTGCAATTGTTCATCAACAGGGCTTCGTTCAGGTTATCGTTGTTGGACATGTTGTATTCGCTGCATACGCTGATTCCCATTTTTTCGGAGACGCCATCGGTGACGGTAGAGTCGTATGAAAACGCGCCGTATTCAATGAATAGGGTGATACCGCGTGCATTTTTTACGGAATCGCGTACAAACTTTTCGTTGGAGCTGACAATAAAGGCACCGATAGCGTCGATCACGTTATTTTCGCCCTGATCCATGATATCGGCTACCATCTCATCATACCCGGCACTACGGCTGACGGCTGGTTGTGAAAAATGATCCTGCAACACGGATTTGGGTACGAACCGTGAGTAGTAGCGAAAAATATTGAGTATAAAGTCTTGTTTGGTCATTGGTTGATTGGTTAATTAGTTAATTGGTTAATTGGTTAATTGGTTAATTGGTTGATTGGTTGATTGGTTGATTGGTTAATTGGTTAACTGGTTAATTAGTTAATTGGTTAATTGGTTGATTAGTTAATTAGTTAATTGGTTAACTGGTTAATCGGGTAATGGTGTATGCACTTATGCCGGTTTGGGAGGCGAGTTCGTCGATTTTTACGCCGGAACTGAGGGCGGTGTTGATGGAATCCTTCAGGGCTTTGACCTGTGCGTTGTAGAATTCGATCACGTTTTTATCTTCGACAAATGAATAGCCTTCTTTTTCGAGGTAAAGCAGTATTTCGGACATGCCCAGGTTGATCTTGGAACTGTCGTCATCGTCACCGGTTTTTGTTGATTCGTAGAGTACGCTGTAAACAGGATGCTCCCGGAAGAACATGACAATGGAGGTAAACCAGTACATCACTCCGAAGGGTATTTCGGGCGAGTAGGTCTTGACACGGTGCATGGATAGGTCGTAGAGCACGCACATGATTTTATTCAGGCAAAAGGTTTGTACTTTCGGGTCCTCGGCTTCACGGTAGGCATTGAGCAGGTCCACACAGTCGATAAACTTACGTGCGGTGATGTTGGTCTCCACTGTGACATCGCGGTCGAACGTCGGGGCGTCTATCCATCCTGAGAGTGGGTTGTGGTTGAAGTCGTAATTGGGTACGATCTTGTTACCGTCGAGGGTGAAGGCAAATTTGATTTGTTCGGCCAGTTGAATGAGGTTGAATTGAATGTTTTCCTCGATTTCCTGTTCGTGAGCGAGCATCTCAATGAACCGTTGTTTTCCTCTGAATATCCGGTAAAAAGTGAGATAAAACAGGCGTTTGGTGCAAAAAATAAAACCCCTTTTTAAAGATGGTCGGTAGCCGGTGAGGACTATGAGGACGTTGAGCCGAAACTGAAACGGGGTGATCTCGTTGGAGAATAAGAGCATCAGGTTCCGGAACACGGCGGGGATGTGATCGGGGCGAATGTCATCCCAGGAGTCGGGGAGGGAAATGGTGGTGCGTTTTAAGGTTATAACTTTCATGGTTTAGGGGACTTTGGGGACGTTGGGGACTATATTAGGTATTATGTATTATGGATTATAAATGGTTCGCACACTCCAGCCGAATAAAATGCAGCTGCTTTGAGAGCTGTCGATACTTTTTCTTTTGTTGGTATATCATTGCTTTGAATTGAATGTAAAGCACCTAATGCGTAGGGAGCACCACAACCGCATGACAAAATTCCATTCATGCTTTCGGCAACCTGATAATCTGAATAAATTTCAAATAATCTGTTTTTATAGGCAACTAAAAAAGTACCTCCCATGTCTTCTCCATCTTTTGTTTTTTGCATAAACCCTCCATCAACAAAACATTTTCGAATAGCATCAATAAAATCAGTACATAAGTATTCGTAAATATCCTTATTCTTGATTTCAGGTAGTTTTAGTGAAAACCGTAATAACTGAATCATCCGGAATGAAGATGTACATCCGATTAAGAATGGACCATTTTTAAAGACTTTAGGGTCTTTTCTGATCGTAATTTCATAACCTGAACACCCTGCTGAATCAGCACCCATAGTTACTGTTTTAGTTTTCTTATCGATAAATCCTACAATACATGTCATAATTACAATTTATTTAAAGTTATTATCTTCCTGATGGAGTTGGTGGATTACATGGGCGTCCGGACGGTCTACTGGGTGTAATGCATTGAGCCATCGGTAATGTGCTTTGTGCTAAAATTCTTGGTTTTGAATAATTCATATTAATATGTTTTAATTAGATTTTATATTTTGTTATGTATATTCATGACTAATTAATAAACAAATGAATCGTTTTCACAACTTCCTTGTGGTTTATAGGTCTGAGTAGAGGCGCGTCCCTGGGTTTCGGTGATGGCTTCGGTGGATAGCTTCAGATCCAGGGCACGCCAGTAGGCATCGGCTTTGGTTTGGAACGTGATGGCTACTTTTTCGCGTATATAGGTTTCGGATAGGTCCTTTTTGTTTTTGGAGTCCATCTCGTTGTTGATCTCGAGGCGAATGGTTTCGGGCAGGCAATAGTAGGACAGGCGAATGCAGGCACGTGCCATGGTTTCGTAACACACTGCCCGGGCGATGTCGTCGGTCTTTTCAGGGGCTTTCTTGCGGGAGAGTACGCAGTCGTTCCACACTTCGCGAACTATCCAGGAGGTATTTAGCATAAAGTATTCGTCGGAGATACCGAGCCACTTTTTGAAGTCGTCGAGCTTCACGGGTATTTCGTTGATGGATTTTTGAGCGGCTGAATTTTTCCAGTCGGTAAACCGCTCGACATTGGCTTCGAGTACCTTGATCAGCTGATTCATCCAGAACCATGCATCGGTGATGAGTTTATTTTCGAGCTGGTCCTGTTGGTATTTATAGATCGTTGTTTCGTCGGTACCCTTTTTGATCGTAATGCCGTCGTTCCCGATTTTGGCAATCAGGAATATGGTGTGGTGATACATGGCGAAATTGGCCATCGCGTACTGCAGGTGATCTTTGGCGAGGGCATTGAGTTCGGCAGCAGTGGGGACGTTGGGGACATCGGTGACGGTGGTGGCTGCCGTGGAGGTACAAATCTTATCGTACAACGCCTGACCGATAAGCTGAGCTAATTCGACACCGATTTTGAATAACGTACTTTCGATGTTGTCGTAAGCGAGCGTTACATTAACGCCAGAGAGCTTTGATTTAAAGTCGGCGGCGAAGGAGGAACGGGTGAATGGGATATTTAGGGCCATGGTTGATTATTTATAGAACCCCTAACCCCTAAAGGGGGATAAGAGTGGGTTAGTATTGGTTATTAATTTATCTTTCATAATAAACTTGGTCTTTACACCCCTTTAGGGGCTTGGGGTTCTTTAGGGGTTCTTTGGGGCCTCTGCTGTGGCCGTATTCGTCAACCGGTCCTTGGGTGTTGTTTCCTGTTGTTTTGCCGGGATATCGATCCAGAAGCCTAATTTTATTCCCTGAGCTTTAGCTGAAGGAAAATTGATCTGAATAGCCCGGTTGAGTTCCTGAAGAATAAAAAATTCGTCCCATGTGAGCGTAGATACATACAACAGGTAATTGTAGTACACATCGGCACCGGCAAGGGAAATGACGCCATCTTTATCGACTCCAGTTAATGCTCCGGGAATACCCAACGAAGCAAGCACGACCTGGTCGGACCGCTTATCGTTGCTGTTGATTGATTCGATGAATTCTTTGAACTTACCGGGGAAATCTTCGAACTTCCATGGATTATCACCCCACTGGGTGGTAGCATATAGTTTGCCCTGGTTCTTTCCTTCGCCGGACATCAGCGAAGTAATACGTTTGAGTTCACAGTTGATCAGGTCGTCCACCATCGTTTCAAAGAAGCGGAAAGGTTTACCGATGTCGTCCACCAGCTTAACACCGCGGTATTCGGTTTGCAGGGGCGTATCAGGATCACCCATCAGGTTGTTGGAACAAATGCTCTCGAGTATCGTTTTTTGCTGCATGTACCAGTCGCCCGGGATAATGACGTGAACGTGGGCATTGAGGGCATTTTTATAATATGAGTTGGTGTACTTTGGTGCCAGGTTGGACGACTTAATGTATTCGGAAGCTCCCTTGAACCAGTCGGAATATGCGTATACCCATTTGGTAAAATTTTCGTCGGCATTGAAAGCGATCGAATACGGATATTTAAACGGGGCGCGTGGATCGAAACGCGGGAAAACGTCGTACTGGTGAGAAGATATGTATAACCAATCACCAACGATCACGGACTGGCAATCTTCCATTTTAATGCGACGATTGACGAAATCACCTACGGCAGCGGGACGGGCTTCGTCGGAACCGACATACGACAATGCATCAATCGAAGCGGGTGCACCGATACGACGTCCTTTGTTCATGTTGTATTTTGTGACACATGTTTTGACGAAATAATAGTCGGTAGCGAGTTTTTTGAGGTATTTCCAATAATGTGGATATCCTTTTTCTTCCCAACTTTCGAGCCAGTTTTCAATGTTTGAATCAACCCAGGGAACCCTGACGCGGCGTTTGTCTTTTCCTTCGCCAATGGTTTGCTCCTGATACAGGCGCGGACCTTTTCCGAATAAGAAATTAACCTGTTTTTTTATCAGTTGAGGGATTAACTTATGTTCGCCTGTTGTGGCTGCCACTTCCTGAGGGTACAAGTTATGTCCTTCGCCCCAATAGGGTACATTAAAATCACCAAGGCGCATCGAAACGCGATCGTTTGTGTATTTGCTGTACAGGGTCTGAAATTCGCGGGTAGTGATATCCTGACGTTCGGATACTCCCTGGATCTCGAAAGTTACGACATTGGCCTGTGAAATAGCCACACCGCGATGGTTGTTTACCCAATCGACTTTTATTTCACTTTCAGGGATTAATTTTTTCATATTCATTGATTTATTCAAAACCATTTTATTGTAAGCCACTCATTTGAGGGTGGGAAAGCTATTTTGCGGATCAGTTTTTTAAAACAGGTACGGGCTTCACCGGTATTGACATTTTCGAAGAATAAGTAATGATCGGAATTTACGGCTAATCCTTCGGTTTTCATTGCTGGCCGGATACGGCAATCTTCGTATTTGCGGATTTGTCCGTACTCATTTCGCTGTAAATCGCAGGTTATGAAAATAATGGCAAATGTGGCTCCGGGAATGAGTTTAATATTGCGGATCCGCGTAAATGCATCGGTACCTGAAATTGTTTTTTCCATATACAAAAAAAGTCGAAATTGAGGGATTTTAAAAGGACAGAAAAGAAAGAACCCCTAACCCCTAAAGGGGAATAAGAAAAGCCCCGAAGAATGAACGTCGGGGCTTTTATTGAATCATTCAGCAAATGATTGATTAATAAATTTACCATTTAAATCAAAATATATATTTGAATAAAAAAAGGTATAACCTATTAATTTTTTATGTTCGCCACTTTCTAAATGTAAATAAATTGTATCACTTAATTTTTTTTCAGTAAGTTTAATACCAACCGATTTGTAAAGTTGTTTGAAATTTTCTAAGTCGTTCATAATATAGTTATTTAGTTAGTTTGTTGAATAGGTCCCCGCTCCCATGACTGTGACAGTACGACGGTCTGAATCGGGTAACAGGCGACTGAATTCGCCCCATAACAGGTACATAAGAGCAGATGCGATCTGGGTGGAGTAGAATGCCTGATCTTTATAATCGAGCAACTTTTCGGAGCTTTTGTCGAGTTCAATTTTACCTTCAGTACGTTTGAGCGGTGAATGGTAAATACTCGATACGGTTGCTTCACACTCATTTTCGTCAATCATTACATCATCCCGGTTGCCTTCGTTTTTGCCGAATAACAGATTTAACAGTCGGTAATGTTGTGAATAGAAAATCGTGGGTTGTCCCAGGCTCATCAGGGTAACGTTCCAACCGAGCTTCTGTAAGGCCGTTTTAAGCAAGATGGCATCGGTGTCGTTCAAATCCCCGTTCAGGGCATAATACTTGCGATAATGGGGGTCACGTTGATTCGCTGCCCTATCGTAGTGCAAGATGATTGTCTTTTTTCGTTGATATTTGAAGAATTCATTGAATTTAAGTGCCATTTCTTCGTGTTGCTCCGGATGAATGACCCACATATCTTTAATAAGCCTGAATTTCTTTTCTTTTTTATTGCGCTGGGCGATGACCATGCTCGAGAACGGTCCGGGATCCAGTCCGATGATCAACGGTTGATTTGCATCCCAATATTTCAGATTTTTGCAGGAATGATCAAACTTCTGATCGACTGACAACTTATCGATGTGCTTGTAATTGTATCCATCGTCGAATGTGTGTTCTTTGCCAAATCGACCGAAAAAACGGTCTTTAACCATGTTTTTACGAATGGCCAGAATCGACGTGTTGAGTTTATCGATATCCTTAATGGATTTAATTTGATTTTCGATATAGTCGATCCCTAAAATCTTAAGGTTCGAAAATGAGGATGCCCGGGCATAGAAAGTCTGACCACGTCGGAGTTCTGTCAATCGTTTTTCCCATCGATCGATAAATGCAGTTAGTTTTTTGATGTTCTTTTCATCGAAATTCTTCTCGGCAATTATCAGGTCCGATTTACGCATGTCGACCTCCCTGGCAATTTCCTGAATGCATTTAATGAGTTCGATATTCATATTCGCTTCATAGCGTATCCACCAATCGTGGTCGGTCTCAAAATTGGGAGTGGATGATATGCCGGTAATGCCCATAAAGTAATGAGAATGCCCAAATTTTGAACGATCGGCACGCAAAGCAGGGATAATGCGTTCGGTGAATTTATCTTCAGGAATACGCAGCATTTCGTCCACTAATAAATGAGCGGCATTCTTACCCAACATGGATTCAGGTCGATCGCAGGATACGAATTGAACAACGCACCCATTGACAAAACTGATGGTATGCTTCCAGTTGTCAATATAGGTCGAGCATTTAGCGAAATGTTTAGGGGGTTGTTTGCCTATTTCGAAGTAAATACCGCGCTCATAATGCTCATAGAAGTACTCCATAAGACCAGGCAGAATGTTTTCGAATATCGATATGTAGGTCGATGCAGCCAGTACAATGACAGCACCCGGCATATCATTCTGTATACGATCCAGGCGGGGGGCTAATATGTGGGTAGTCTTACCCGATCCACGCCCTAACTCACAAAATAGAAAGGTAGGATCGGCTAACTTTATCTGGATCTGAATAATGGTCAGGTAGACAGTCAGGAAGATATCCAGTGCATACTTACGTATTTTCATTGTCTTCCCCCTCTATGTCTATGTCCAGTTCACGCGATACCTCTGTCCTTAACCTGTCCTTATCGGTACTACTGATATCAAAGTCATTGATTAGTTTCATTGCCTTTTCGTATGCAGGCAACAGTCCTTGCTTCTCTATGCCCATACGCATGAGCTTCATATCGGCACTAACAATCTGAGGTTTGAACTTAATACGATCGGGGTTTACTGCATTGCCCGATGCCAACAGATTCCATGCCCTGGCATCTTCTATGCATTCACGCGCTTCCTTAAAGTCATGAGCAACCAGGTTAACTTCAAACAAACGCATAACCTTATCGGCATAGAACAGGTTCCATGCTTCTGAGGTTACGGAACAATCGGCATTCAGGTAGTTGATAGCATCGTATATCCGATCCTTGCAGGTGGATACAGATAGCATGCGATATACACGTTGTAGTTGTTTGGCACATTCGGTAATCGATTGATACTTCTTAAGCAGGTTGGATGCTTCATTTACCTGGAGTATGTACTCTGCCAATGGTTGTGGAATACCAACCTGTTTAAAGTCTCGTGTATCCAGGAATCTTTCTACAACTTCAACAGGCAATTTACGTAAGTGATCTATCATTGTTGATTTGTTTTGTTCAAAGTTAATAGATGTGCTTTTGTACCCAAAGGACGAAACGAATGGTTTTTGAAACAAAACGAATCGTTTTTGGGATGTTTTTCCTGTTTATTCAATTGAATGTGTAACTATCTGATTGATAGGTGTAAATCATATATCCCCTTTTTCGGGGATCCTTGCATTCCAAACCGCGATCTTAGCGGCACGGTCTCGTCTAACATGCAATATATATGTGTTTTTTATTTCAAACTGTTAGTTGTTGTAATATCAGCGTTTTAGGGGTCTAAAAAATATCAAACTGCCCGAATCCGTTGGTTTATGGATGCATTCCGTGTTTTTTAGCTCATTTTCTAATGGTTTATCAGGTCAAAAGGAGTTTTATGATCTCATGCTTTATTTTTGCACGGGTGAGGTTGAGCTCCCAGCTGGCCAGTTCATCGTCCGACTTGTATTTTTTGGTACGGATCTGACTTTCGATGCGACGAATGTTCTGTATGACGTTGGTTACTTCATTTAAGAATGCTTCGGGGTTGGTGGCCTTCATCTCCGTAAGGTCAGTTAATTGGTCGTTGTTGTATTTGCGTGCCCTGGCGAGGCTGTGAATGCACAAAAACGTGTGGTTATCGTTGAAAGACTGGAGCTCGTTGTGGGCCGACTGGTTACGGATATCGAGCTGTACCATTTCGAGGGCGAGTTCGGGATGGTCGTCTATAGATGCATCAATCTCCTGCAGGCGATGATACGTGTTAACGCGTTCGTCATACAGGAGAATGCATGTTTGAATATCTGGATCAGTATTATCTGACCAGGCTATTCCTGGGAATTCGTCGTACTTGAGTCGCTTTTTTTTTCATCAACAGTGGGGACGGTGATGACTGGAGCGACAGTGGTATCGATAGCTGGAGTTTCTTTAGTAACCGGAGTTTCAGGAGCTTCAATTGTAATAGTTTTCACACCATTTAATTCGGATTCGGCTAATGCTTTTTCCTGAGCTTCTTTAATTTTGGCATCTGCTAATAACTGAGCTTCTGAGTCTGCTATTGCCTGAGCTTTGGCATCTTCTTTTTCCTTTTTTTCGGCTTCTTTGGCGGCTTTGATATCGGCTTTTTTCTTGTTGGCCAATTCCAGGGGAGTGAGGCGGTTGTTAAGGATGTCTTCCTGATCAACTTTGGCGAGCAATTCGTACAGCATACGACCGTGAAGGGAATCCATGTTGTGCTCGTTTACTTTGGTTAATTGAGCACTGAGTTTAGATCCGGGGAAATAGTCGTTGAATAATTTCAGATCAAGGTAGAAATGCTTTGCAGATTTCATCTGTTCGGCCATCTCACCCCTTTCGGATATTGTTAATATTTTTTTCATGTTTTTTTAGTTTAAAAAAAGGTGCACTGTAATACACCTTTTTTAGTTAAACAATAAAATGGTTACGTACGGTACACTTCGTAGAAGGCAAAACCGGTAGCCGTTTTGGTAATCTGGAAACTGATGGAATTACCAACAGCACCCGTGAATGACAGACCAGCGTTCAGAATAAATGCGGTAGAATTGGCAATGGTAGTCGGGAAATTAACTCCGGCACCAACGAGTTCGATAATACGTCCAACATCGCCAACGGTAACGCCCGTGATATCGGTCAGAGCTTTGGCAGCCGTATTGTCGGAAAGCAGATACTGAGAACCGGTACCGATGGCAAATGTAGTCAGGGCAGCCAGTGAGATAACGGTAGCTACTTCACGAACGACAGGTCCATCGTAGAATAGGAATGGTTCAGGGCAATCGGCACCATCGAGCGACAAGGCAGCACCCAGCACTTTGGTTGCGATTTCACCGATTCCGGTATACTTCAGTACCAATCCACCACTGCATGGTGAGCCACCAATGAATTTTTGACCATCGGAACAACGTTCCCAAATGGCAATAAATTCTTCACCGGCATTTTCATAGATCCAGGTAAGCAATGCTTTGCTTAATCCTTCCACTGAGAATGGCAATGCGAGTTTGCCTGACTGTGGGGTTTCACCGGCAGCTGCGTTTGGTTTCAGAGTCGAAATCAGCGTGTCGATATACTTGAAATACTGACCGGCCAGCAACGGGTTAGTCGAAATGGTGGCACCTACCGCTTTCGGGAAGTTGTCAATATCCACAGAACTCAAACGTGCGAGGAAAAGCCGGAATTTTAACGACGATAATTTGTCGTTTTTATTGATATTGCGGGTTTGATCCAATAACATATTATTTTGATTTACACAGATTAAAAAAATGATTTACACAGATTTTTTGAATAAAGGGCAACCAAACTGATTGCCCTTTGGTTTATTCAGAAGCTACTTAGACAGTAACTTTGCGTTCGAGTTCGAGGAATTTACCGGTTGGAGTTGTCACTTTTACCGATTTACCATCGATAGTAGTTGCAACATCATGTAATTCGGCATACACCTTGATGTAGTCACCAACGGCAGCTGGCTGGAAGTCGGCAGAAATCGTGCTGAATGCACCTGCTTTCACCAGTTTGGTAGTTGCAAAATCAGCACCGGCAACTAATTTATAAACCGTTTCAATACTTGCATTATTAACGGTTGTAACAGATGCTACAGTTCCGGAAATAGTGAACAAATTATTGGCAGCAAATGACATGGTAGCAGCTATCGTAATAGCTGATGCAGGGAAATTTGTAAAGATCCATTGCAATTTACGACCTGAAGCGGTAAGTTCGGCCAACGTTTTAAATTTAGCACCCGGTTGTAAAACTCCGGCACCTTCTTTCCAACGTGTCATCGTCAGTATGACTTCAAAACGACGTTCGAAATAGAATGCAAGCATTTCCATCGGTTTGTCTTCGTAATTTTCAACATTACCAGGTAACGTGATCCACATCTTGTAATTGTTGTTCGGGATGTTTGGAACCCAGGTAATATTGTCCGGGTGAAGATCAGGCAATTGTTGTCCTAAAACAACAGCACCGGTATATGCACCGTATTTTTCAGCCCAAAGTGCCGTATACCATGGTTTGTGTTTTAAATTGGCAAACACTTTGTAGCCTTCGGTAGTATCCAGAATCTGAACAATTTTGTTCCAGAAAGAAGTCACATAATCCAACATGGTAGCATCAGTGTACAATGCCAGGTCAGTGAAAGGAAGTACTTTCAATTCTTCTTCAACACGTTCGATAGCACGAAGGGCACCATCGGCACCTAACATGGCAGGATTGGCAACAACATCCTGTTGAGGAACTGCCACACCTACAACGCGACGACGTTGTTGTTCGTTGAACAATGATTTACCAAAATATACCATGATCCATTCCATGAATGTCCATTTGATCACGTCAGAACCTTCACGGTTGTAATAACCGATGTATTTCTTTTCGAGGGCGATCATGTCAGCGAATTTGTACTTGAACATCACGTCAATAACCTGATACACTTCTGCAGCAAATTCGACAGATCCTTTAAAGTATTCACCTTCGCGATAACCTTGTGACAATTCTCCAAAAGTAGCTGTAGGAGCAACTTCTTTGTTTTGAATATTTGAAACAAGTGGGAAAATACCTGCAACTGAAGGTAACGAACGGAAATAAGCCAACATCATATCGGAACGACGTACTGTATATTCACCATTCAATCCAGCAACTGTATCAGTTAATGAAGAATAATCGATATGACCTTCGCCAGCCATCATTTGCTTTAAGTTTAGAGAACCTAATTGATTGTTAGCAGCCAATTCAATAACACGATTGCTCAATCCCTGGGCGAAATTACCAAATGCAGCCATGAAACTTTCCTTATCGGATTGGTTCAGGGTATTACCCATTGGTGTGCGGGTAGCAGTAATTTGATTCCACCAGTTTGAACGAATGTACATTGGTTCGTCGATACCGAACAAATGAGTCGATGTGTGAGGAGTGTGACCAATGATCATAGGAATAATGCGGGCTGCGTTAGCTTGCATCGATACGGTTACAGGAACAACAACTTCAGGTTCGTCGGATAACGTTTTGATTTGTTGTTGCTGAGTTTTAACCGTTTTAGCTAAAACAGTAACAGCTGCTGCCGGTGTAGTTGGAGCCTCGGCAGTAGTTACATTCAAAAGAGTTGCTATTTCAGCAATTTCTTCAGCCGATAATAATGTCTGCTCAATGACTACATCCTCATTGAGTCTTTTGTCTTCTTCCAACGAAACACCATAAGTTGTTTCGTAGTTGGTGACCATCGTTCTGATTTCTTCAGCGGTCAAAGAACTGGCTTTGACCTTTTCAGAAAAACCAAGACTAATGATCAACGCCATTAATTGTTTTTGCCACTTTTTCATACTTTAAAATTTTAATTGTGAATACATTGTTTTGTTTTGTGATGATATTGCAAGAACCGCGTCAATCGCTTGGTTAAGGTTCATAAGGCCGTCGATAGCTTTGTACGATATTGCATCATACGCGTAAAATTCACGTCCCTCCAAAATACCTTCGACCGACTGATCGATTTTTGGACGGCATTCTTTTATGATATTCTGAAAATGAATTGCCATTGGGGTGAGTGATTCGTCGATCATGGGTTTATTATCCCCTTCCAATGCTTTACGGAACGTCAGGTTTTTGAAACTCGATTCGGGCGGATAAATGGAACGGATAACAATGCCGGCGTTTTCCAACATTTTAGATTGATCAATCAGTTGGGCGAATGTTCCGATAGAACCCCATTTGCACATGCGATTGGTGGCATATACTTTATCGCAAAATGCTGCCACATACGCGCCACCTGATTCGCACATTCCATCAATAAGGCCAACACATGGTTTTGTACGATTACGAAGTGCATCTTCGAGTTGGTAAATTGAATCGGTACATCCTCCTGGAGTATTGATGAGTAAAATAGTACCTGCAATATTTTGAGCTTTATCGGCTTCACGAATCAAGTTGGCAATTGAATCCATCCCGATGATGTACTTGTATTCATCCCAGTCGATTCCGGAATACTTCATCATCATGCCAATAATTGGTAAAATGACAACGGATCCATCTTCATAACCAGAGAATGGACCTGAATCATCGCTTTCCATACAATCGGAACTAATCATATTCGGGTGCAATCGGAGCATGGAAGGTTTAACACTTCTATCTCCCGAAAAATGTGATGGTGATATCATCCGGGATATAAGTAATTGCGCTTCGTTTATTCCTGATTCGGAAAGAAGAAGCGGTGAGGAAGTGAGTTCGGTGAGTAGGTTAGTCATTGCACTTTAGTTTATAGTGCAATGATAACCAATTTGAGGGGTGATGTAAATGACAGATTACATCGGGGATGAGGCTTCGAAGTTGGCGGTTGCTGTAATTTTATTGTTTGAAATTGTTTTGAGGGCGGGATATTCGGTGGATCCTACAATAAAATTGGCGTCGGAAGTTACTGCCTGCAGGATATAGTATTGCCGTGAATTGATAAGTCCGGCGGCTTCATCGGAATAGGCGGTGATACTAACCGTCTCATGGAGGATGGTTCCGGCGGTGGTGGGATCGGTAGTGGATGTGTATACCGCAGGTTTGATTCCTTTTAACTTTGTAAAGGATTGACCATTTTTGAACTCAACAATGTTGTTGTCGATTGATTCGACACCGGAAACATGTACATAATTAATGTAACTACATATAATTGTTTTTTTCATGGTAAAATGTGTGTTTTTTTTAAGAGTTTTTGCAATAAAAAAGGACAAAGGGCTTAAAAATATATTTTTAGTTGTTAATCAAGTACTTACGATTCTTTTTTAAGTCTAATCGTACATTTTCACTTATTTTCACACGATTTCGATAATCATATTTGGAAATCATGTCGTACGTGAAGAAATATTCGTCGCGATTTAGGTCCCGCAAAATAGCATCGATGATGGTATCGCGGGTGTAATGACGTTCGTATCCAATGACGAAGAATTCACGAATAGTGAGATCGTAATACGACTCTATAAAAAGGCGTAATTGTTCCTGTTTCCACCGCGGAACGTAAATGTGATTGTATTTGGAAATATAGTGCATGGAGGCGGTGATTGGCAATGACACACTGACTGGGTTCTTGAATTCCAGGCACGGGGGTTTTTCGGAGGTGATCCACATGGAGGTGATCATTTTACCGACCGGGTTCTGGGCGTTGAGGTCAATGGACCCTGCGGAATTGACTCCGAAGAGGTACCGGAGGAATAATTCGTACTTTTTTTTCAGTTCAAATACTAAAACCGGGCGAAATGTCTCTTTTTTGGCGTTTGGACTCATAATTTGGGTGGTTTTTTAGGTGCATTTGGATGTAAATATAATCATTAAAATGCTATTTACCAAACATTTAACTAAGTATTTTCGTAAAAATCGGGTTTTTTTTTATCTATTTTCGGTGTTTTTCAAAATAATATTTTCTTGCCTACCACATACCACAATGGGTTAAACGATTATGATTCATATTATTAACGTGTGGTAGGCTTGTGGTAGGCGGTTTTGGTGGTTGGCTTGTGTATGCTGTGGTAGGTGGTGTTATTTTGGACTAATACCACATTTTAAACGTGTGAATCAATGGTTTATGAGGTTTGTGGTATGTGGTAGGCTAACTTTGCTATTTTTTGCTTCATGTAATAGTTTATTTATATAATTAAAACTTATATTTTATTTTTTATATATAAGAGGCGTAGTAGTGTATCAGTGCCGAACAGAGTGTAAAGTAATCCGAACGACGGTAATCATGATGTATAGTTCCTGGGGGTCAATAGATGGCGGTACGCGGGGTAAAGATCGGGCGGTATCAGGGAAAAAATATTCATTTAATTGTTTGGTGGATAGGTACATATTGATTATCTTTATGTCGAAATTAAATAAGAACCCCCAGCCCCTAAAGGGGAGCCGGGGAGAATCGGTGTGATGGGTAGTGAGGGAACCCCTAACCCCTGAAGGGGGATAACTGGTTATGAGAATAAGTCTTTTGGTTGGTCGAAGTTCCACACAAGAATCTCGGTGCGGGTTTTTGGTTTGGATCCAACACATCCTTCAAGGTTTGACGTTTTAATGCTTATATTGATCTTACGATACTTCCAGCTGTATTTCATTACATGATATTTTAGTATGTTGGTGAAATAGTTTGAGAGAATAAATTTACCTTGTATCGTTGAAAGCACCTGGCATAATTCGTATAGTTGCAAGTGAGTATATCCGGAGTAATGTCCCTGATCAGTTCCCGGATACGGAGGATCAATATAAAAGATAGTATCTGGAGTATCCCGTTCTAATATTACTTTGATAGCGTCATGGCATGATATCTGAACCGTTCGTAAACGATCATATATTTTTTTACTGAAGCTATTTCGTTTGTTATTTATAAATACACCGGTATGCGAACCTGAAGATCCATTGTTCCATTTCCATACTCCATTCATCTTAGCCAGGAAACTGCAATTGGTAAGTAACCATACTGACCATGCTCGTTCAACTTCACCTGCAGGAATACTATTATTCAAAACATTTCGTGCGTGCCTGTGTTGGGCCTCTGAATGAAGTGTGTTATTGATTAAGTACTGAATTCCTGCATTATTATTTTTTACCATTTTATCCATGATGGATAGTTCTGAGATTTGATTTTCTGACATGATCTTTTATTTTATGGGGTTAATTGTTTTGGGGGTTTGTGGGGTTTGAACTTTTCCAAAGTCAAAAGAAACTTTGGAAAAGTTATTCGGGTTGATTGATGACCTTATGTTTACAGGTTTTGCAATCCTGATCGAGCGTGGATGTCATGGTATCGACATAAGGGCATGAGAAGTTATTGGACGGGCATTTGAATTGAATAGTTTTCATAATTTTTTTATTGTTAGTTGATTTAAATGATTAAATTTTAAGTGAGATATCTGCCAGGTAACACAATACTCCGAGCACGAAGGCAATGGCAGCTCCGATAAAAGCACCAATGGATATCTCGTTATTTGTAGAGGCCTGTTTGATTCGTTTCATGGCTACTTTGATGATGTTGGTGATAAACATACCGGGATCCGTGCAGTCCATGTGAGAGTCCGGTGGCACAACCGGTGAATAAGAGAATTGAGAGAATTAGGAAGAGTAATTTTAGAGTTTTCATTTTATTTATTGATTGAATTTTTTACAATTAACTGCTGTTATAATAGGATTTGCATATTCACGTTGAAACTTCTTCCAATTCGTGTTAACTATCCCTTTTTCGTTTCTCCACAACATTGCGAAGGGAAAAAATCCAGCTCTTACTGTTTGCTCTATTCGTATTAGAGCTTTATCAAATGTATCTGTAGGATAACCAATCAAAACATAACATCTTGCTTTCCTTGTTTCGTAAGTTATATTTGCAGGTTTCAATAATTTGCCGGCTTCGATAAGGGGATCCAAATCATCCGGAGTATCATAAGCACAAAATAACTGTTCTAACCGTATTTTACTAAATAGATCAACATGCCAACTTTTCAATAATTTTGCTTCAATACCTCCGGAAAAAACTGCGGGTTTTGGTTGTAATTTCAACATTTCAAAAACTGAACGAATATGCTGATCAGAACATGCCAGTAAATTATCATCCTGAATAATCCAACCTGGTTTAATGATAAGTTCTTTTACTTCGGGTTCCCGTTTCCACACTGAACAAAACCAGCATTTATTTGTACATCCGCGTGATGTAATAGTATAACCGTTTTTTAAATACATTCCAGGTTCAAATTCAGTTCCGATACTATTTAGTGCTGGACCTCCAATTTCAACCGGTGCAACATGTTTCCATTCGTTATAAAGCTTTTCAGCAATTGGAATATCATAAGTAAATGCAACGCTTATGTTTATCTTGTCAGCTTCATCAAATAACTCGGGATTCCGATTTATTATAGCAAATTCATCATCAGGAGTAGCACGTGTTTTACGAGGAAAAATTCGGAGTACTTTCATAATTATTTGATGAATACTACGTGATAGCCTTTTCGGGATTCGTTGTTGTCTTCTTTGGAGCGGAATGAGATTACTTCATAACCCAGGTCGTGGAGGGCGGTTCCGATTTTTTGTGAATTGATATCGTCGTCATTTTTGATGTGGCGCATTTCGACAAGCCGGTTGAGAATTTGTGTTGGGGTCATTTTTTCGCCTACTTCCATTTTTTGTGTTTCTTCGTCAAAACGTGGAGGACGTACGTACTTAATCAGGCGTTTCATTGCCATTGTTTCAATTCGATAACGCAAGTTATATTCAAGAAAGTCAGCATAATCGGGATTATCGAAATGGTAATCAAAATTGGCATCGCTGTATAAAACTAATGCTTCGGCCCATATTTGATTGATATCGATAATTTGTGAATAAGATTTATCAATATCATCAATTTCGATTAATCCGAAACGGCGGGTGTCAGGTCCGTACCATCCATAAATAAAACCGCCGTTTTCACTATTAAAATTTGTACTGAGTACGCCACATCCTATCCGGTTCTTTTTAGTGGCATAGATTTCATCACGACGCTTGATGGTAATTTTATCGGTAGTCTGAACCTTTTTAAGGGTATTAATAGTTCCCTTGGTAATTCCTTCAAGTTCGTCATAATTTACAATCATATAGCGGGTATATACGTCCTCCATATCGAACTTCTTTTCATCCTTAGAGGATTCTATATAATAATCCTGAAGGCATGGAGGTAGAAAGTATTTCATCATAAATGATTTTCCGGATCCACCCTTTGATTGAATGAAACCAAGGATCACATCATTCGGAACATTATCGAGCCACGTTCCTACACATGCAACCAACCATTTTTTAATGAGCTTATGTGCGCGAAGGGTGTACGGTTTATCTACAGTTTCTCCAAATTCCCGGATTTTAATGTGAGAGCACAGGATATCAATTTGAGAGGTTCCGTTCCAGGTACCGCGTACGGAGTCGAAGTATTCTTTGATGGGATCGACGTGGGGGATGTAGTATGGCGAACTGAGAATCTTTCGAAGGGTGGCATCTCCTACCCTAATGCCGTCGGAAGCCAGGTGAAGGGATATTTCGCGCTCGTTGGGCTCTATGTTCTGCCGATCGGCATCCTTACAACGTATGTATTTTTTTGATGGATCCTGAACTGAAACGCGGATTTCGTAGTGTTGGAGTAAAAAATCAGCGATAGGTTTGATATTATCATCAAAGATTGATTTTTGAGTATCCTTTTGTGCAGGGAGTTGAAGAATGGCCATGTTATTGAGTAATTAAGATTGGGGACTATGATGACTTAGGGGACTATGATGCGTGATTGACTTGACCGTGTTTGTTTAAGAAATCTTCACGGCTATTCTCTAAATCATACTTAATCTGTTCGTTGATTAATTCGTTTTTTTTATCTAAATACTCAGGTCCATGTAAATCAGAATATAATTCTTTCATTTTTTTGGATACTTCTGTTTTCGCGTTCCTGATAATTTCCTCCATTTTTTTTTGAAGTTCGGTTTTTACGGGTTTTGTAGTTTCGTTTTTCAGTTGCATTTCGACGCGGTTCTTGCTATCCAGCAAATTGCGTTCGGTGGCGTACTGAACAAATGCGTAGAGGATTCGCTGTGCATCGACTGATCCGTAGAAGGTACCATATTCAGCCTTCATTATTTTTTCGAAAATGATTTTCAAATCGGATAAGTACAGCATTTTATGATCTTTATAAATCATATACGCCACAGAGTCGAGTTCGGTAAGGGGTTTATTGATGTTGGACAACCGATTGATAAATCCTAACCAGTTGACCAGGTAATCGACCGAACAGTTTTTGTTTTCTTCGGGATAAATTATCCGGATGTCATCAATGGTCATGCGTGGAATGGACAGTGACTGTTCGATGGTGTTCACATCGTCGTACGTAACGAGTAACTGAGCCGGTTTGTAATCGTTAAAGAATTTTGGATATGTAGGATATAAACTGAGGGTCTTCTGCTGAATCGGGTTCAGATTGTCGAGTGGAAGCATCATATAGTTGGATTTTAATGTCGGTTAATTGTTCGATCTCTTTATTCAGGATAATTAAAATTGCATGTGGGACATATCGTTCATTGATTATGTAATTGAGGATATAACTAATCTTTTTATCCACTTCAATGATATCGCTGGCCATGAACTTATCCATCTTTGCCGTATTTTTTAAGCTGGTCCTTTAGTCTTATATTTTCTTCAGTAAGGAGGCGTATCATCAGGGCAATGCTTTCGTTTTTGCGGGCTTCCATCGCGTTGAATTCTTCTTTGCCGGGTAACTCTACATCTATTGCAAACCTTCCGGAAGAATCTTTGGCACGACCGGCGGGACGTGGTTTGCGGAGCTTCTTTATCGTAATCAGGTTGTCGAAAAAGATATCTAACTGAATGGCTGATTCCATAGCTTTATTTTTATGGGGACATTGGGGACTGAGACGACATTGAATGATTAGTATTTTAGGTCGGTGAAGTGGATTATTTTTCCTTCGAAACCATCGAAAAACCA